CAAACTTTGTCATCTTTGACGAGAACCTAATAAACATACTAGCGAAATACGGCATTGTTGGTGGCGTAGGAATAACAGCATTACAAAACAATGAGGGATTATAAATGCACATGGGAAGATACGTTAAGAAGATGAAGATTGATATTAAAGAGCAGCCCAAAAAGAAGAAGAAAAAGAAACGCACCAGTTACAAAACCAAAACAGGCAAATACGCCACAGCATAGGAGAGAATAATGCCCCCAATGTATAAACCAAAGGCTGAAAAGCCCAAAGCCGAAAAGCCAAAGCCCAAAAAAGACGAAAAGCCAAAAGAAGAAAAGAAGTAAATGGATAACGAAAAATTCGAAGCTCTCTTAAAAAGCGAGATCGAACAAGCGACAAATTATTACGACAATGAGTTGCAGAAGCACCGAACTGACGTAATGAATTACTATCTTGGTGAGCCTTTCGGTAATGAGCTTGAGAATAGGTCTAAGGTCGTATTATCGGAAGTGAGGGATACAGTCGAGTTCATACAACCCTCTTTAATGAAGATATTTTGCGCCACAGATAAAGTAGTGCGTTTTGTTGGGCGTAATGCTGAAGATGTAAAGAGTGCTGACCAAGCGACAGAGCTTGTGAATTTCGCTCTCAATAGTCAGAACAACGGCTTTACGATACTGCATAACTTCTTTAAAGATGCCATGCTCTTTAAGATAGGAGCGATAAAGACATATTGGGAAGAGTCCGAAGAGACTTGTGAAGAGACCTATGAGCAGCTAAGTGAGATGGAACTCACTACTCTTCTTGATGACCCAGCGATTGAATTATTGAGTCAGGAGATTGTAGAGGAAGGCGTTACTGATGAAATGGGTAATGAAATACCCACAGAGCAATATTTCAATGTTCAGGTCAGGCGCAAGAAGAAAAACGGCAAAGTAAAGATAGAGAATATCCCCCCTGAAGAGTTGCTTTTTTCTCGCAGAGCAAAGTCTATGGAAGACTGCACATTTATAGCCCACAGGACACAAGTCAGGGCTGGAGACCTTATTGAGCGAGGCTATGATAGTGAATTGGTTATGTCATTGGCTGGAGATCAAGCCTTAGATGATGAGGCTGAGAGACAAGCCAGATTTCAGGATATTGAGTCCAGCCCCTATGACAATAGTTTAGACCCCTCTAATCGTGAGGTTATGGTAACAGAAGCCTACATCAAAGCTGACTATGATGGAGATAATATCGCTGAATTAAGACGAGTTGTGGCTTTAGGTGATAGCCATGAGATAGTCGAAAATGAGATGTTTGAGAAGATACCCTTTGCAATCGCAAGTCCTATCTTAATGCCTCATAGAATGGTGGGTGTATCTGTTGCTGAAATGGTGATGGATTTACAGCTAATTAAGAGCCAGATTTACCGACAGTTGCTTGATAATCTGTATTTAACGAATAACTCAAGAGTTGCCGTTGTCGAAGGGCAAGTGAATTTAGATGACTTACTTACCTCTCGTCCAGCTGGTATTGTTCGTATGCGTCAACAGGGAATGGTACAACCTTTAGCTGTACCCCAATTAGGCACTCAGGCGTTTTCAATGCTGGAGTATGCTGACCAGATACGAGACCAGAGAACAGGCTTTTCTAAGGCTTCTATGGGGTTAGACCCTAAACAGTTGCAGAGTACGTCTAGCAACGCTGTAAACGCCACAATTCAAGGCTCACAGCTAAAAATAGAGATGATTGCCAGAGTATTTGCTGAGACTGGTGTGCGTACCTTAATGATGAATATTTTACACCTTATTCAGAAGCATCAGGACAAGGCTGTGACTATTCGATTGCGTAATGAATATGTCGATATAGACCCCAGAGCGTTTGCCAATGAATATGATCTGGAAGTGAATGTGGGTCTTGGTAATGGAGAGGAAGACACAAAGGCTCAGATGTTGGTTCAGATAGCGAATAAGCAAGAGCAGATGTTAAGGGAATTAGGCGTAAATAACCCTGTTGTAAAGCCGACACAGTACGTCAATACGCTAAAGAAGATAGCTGAGATGGCTGGATTTAAGGATACAGACCAGTTCTTTAATTCTAGTGAGGAAATTGATGCTGCTGCCCAACAGCCTCAAGAACCAGCCCCTAATATTGAGTTGATGAAGTTAGAAGAGGAAATCAAGCTCAAGCGTGAGGAGATGCAAGCCAAATTAGCTCTGGAGCGTGAGGAAATGATAGCGAAAATAGAAGCCAGAAAAGTTGAATTTGAGGCTGAATTATCACTACGTCAGCAGAAGATAGCTATGGGTGGTGATGTATCTACGAACTTACCGAAAGTACAATAATGGTTGATTTATTAAAAGAAACTGGCAAAGGCGAGAAAGCCAAAGCCATTTTAGAGAATGAGGCGTTTAAAGACGCTATGAATATGATTAAAGCCACCTACTTTGATGCGTGGTCAAACAGTTTACCTAATGACAGAGAAACAAGAGAGCATTGCTACAATATGTTTCAAGCCGTCAAAGACTTAGAAGGTAATTTAAATTCTGTCCTAAAGACAGGAGAATTTGCAAGTAAACAGATCAATAACTAAAGGAGTAGTTTAAATGCAAGACCAACCTAGCAGCCCTCAACAGGGAACTGGGTCTCTATCGACTGCTGAAGCGATAGACCTACTACTGGACGCTAATACCCCTTCTGATAAAGAAGAAAGTGAAGTCCAAACCACTCAGGAAACTGAGACACCTGAAACCCAAACTGAAGAAGTTGAAGTCGCTGAAGAGCTAACCGAAACTGATGAGGCAGAGGAACAGGAAGAAGAGCAACCTCAAGAAGAGGAAGTTCTTTATAGAGTGAAAGTTGATGGTGAAGAGTATGATGTTAACCCTGAAGAACTCGTTAAAAATTATCAGCTTGAACAAACAGCGCAAAAAAGACTACAGGATGCAGCAACACAACGTAAGGAGTTGCAAAGCAAAGAAGCGTCTTTGGAGCAAGAGCGTCAGAAGTATTCTCAGGTTTTACAACACTATGAGAACCAGCTAAAAAACCCACAATCATCATTAACTGATGAGCAATGGGCAAGGCTAAGAGAGGAAGACCCAATAGCTTATAATACTGCGAAAATTGAAGAGCAAGAGCGTGTAACACGACTCCAAGCTGTTCAACAGGAGCAACAAGTTGTGAAGTCTCAGGAATTAGCCAAACAAGCTGATATTCTTCTTGATCTTATTCCAACATGGAAAGATCAGGCAACAGCCACGAAGGAGAAAGGCGATTTGGTACAGTATTTAAGAACGAATGGATTTTCTAATGATGATATTAATGGGGCTACTGATGCTCGTATTATCAACATTGCTAGAAAAGCCCAACTTTACGACAATCTACAATCAAAGGCGAATGTCGTTAAGAAGAAAGTTGTTACTGCGCCTAAGATGATAAAAGCTGGTACGCCAAAAGCGAAAGTGGATGCAAACACTAAGAAGCAGAAAGACGCATGGACTAAACTTAGTAAGTCAGGCTCGAAAGAAGATGCTGTGGCTTATCTTTTATCAAAAAATAGCTAATAGGAGTAAATAATGGCTACTTATCTAACTACTAACGCAGTTGGAGAAAGGGAGTCATTGGCAGATACAATTTATAGAATTGATGCTGATGAAACCCCTGTATTTTCAAATGCGCCTAAGGTGACAACAAACGCAGTAACATACGACTGGCAAGTTCAGGAATTAGCTGCTGCTGCTGATGACAACTACGTTAATGAAGGAGCTGACTTTAGTTATGTCAATCCCTCTGCGACAACCAGATTGTCAAACGTACATCAAATCTCTGCTAACGCAGCGCAAGTTTCCTCAACTTTAGAAACTGTTGATAAAGCTGGTAGAGACAAAGAAACAGCCTATGTAAAGATTTTGAAAGGTCTTGAGCAAAGAAGAGACATAGAAAAATCTTTATTTAAGAATGAGGCTAAATCTGCTTCTGACCCTAGAAAGACAGCGAAGTTTCTTTCTTACCATTCTAACGTTGTTTTAGAGTCAAATAGTGTGATCGCAGCAAATTCAAATGGCTCTGCTGCTGCTACTATGTCAGGCACGGATGATGCCCTTGCATTGGCTGATATCGACAACGTAATGAAGTCTTGCTACGAAGATGGTGGTAAACCTTCAATGCTTGTTATGTCACCAGCGAATAAGGTTGCTTTTTCAGACCTTAACTCTGGCTCAGTTGTGACTAACCAGTTGACAATGACAGCACCTAAAGAAGCTGCATTGGTTGGGTCAACTTCAATCTATTTAACAGATTTCGGTCAGTTAAATGCTGTTGTTGATAGATATGCTGCTAATACAGAAATACATATCTTAGACCCAGACCATTACGCTATAGGACATTTACCTAACAGAATGTTCTCAGTTGTAGATGTAGCACCTACTGGAGATGCGCTAAAGTTCGCAATTCTAAGTGAGTGGTGTCTAATTAACAAAGCTCCAAAGGCTCATGGAGCGATTTTTGATTTGAATACTTCATAAGTATTTCAATAGTTTATGGGGGGTTGCTAAAGCCCCCCTATTCAATTTGAGGCACACTATGTCAAAAGATTTATTACTTTCGTATGATGAGATTACAGGCAAGACAACCTATCTTACTGAAGATGTTGATGGGCTAAAGACAGTAACAAAAGTTAATGTAGACCCTGTGTTGAAATACGCAAAATTTCAAGAAAGTGAATGGAGACCTAATTCACTAATTGGGGATACCCAAAAGCATCAACAGAAGATTGCTGATATTCCCAATGTTTTATTCGCTGAGTTACAGAGAAAGTTTGGCGATATCCGATATAACAGAAAGAAGTGGCTGCAATGGCTACAAGACCCAGAAAACAAACATTTTAGAACAACTGGTGGCAGACTGATATGAGCCTTGATACCTATTCCAATCTACAGACTTCTATAGGGAATTTTCTGGCTAGAGATGATTTAACCTCTCAGATACCAGATTTTATTTCTATTGCCGAAGCAAGAATGTCTAGAGAATTGGATACTAGGTCACAGGAAAGCACGACAACCATATCAACTGTAGCTGGAACAGAAAGCTATGCTCTACCGACAGATTTACGAGAGATAAGGACAGTTAAGATTAATAAAACCCCTGTTGTGGTTTTAGGCTTTTCTACCCCTAATTCTCTTTATACTACTCATGCGTCAAACACTAATGGGTCTCCCCTCAATTATAGTATTATAGGGGGTAATATTCACTTACGCCCTATCCCAGATAGTGTGATGACAATAGAGATTGTGTTTGGGTCTGGGATAACTGCTCTCTCCGACTCAAACACAAGCAATACAGTTTTAACTCGACACCCAGACGTTTATTTATATGGGTCTTTAGTTGCAGCCCATACCTACCTAATGGATGAGGCAAGGGCTACTCAATATGATGCGTTATTTAGTAGAGCGTTATTAGAAATTAAGAAAGACACAGATCAAGCTCGTTTCGGTGGTGGAGCGTTGGCTATGAAAACTGATTATGGTTCAACATGACACAAATTCCATTCGGAGAATGGCTACCTGACCAGAGCGATTTGGGTTCATCAGGGGCAACAGTTGCGACTAATGTTATACCCAGAGCAAGGGGCTATAGTCCTTTTCTTGGACTGGCAACTTTATCGGCTGCTGGAGATGCCTATTTAAGAGGATTTTTTGGGTCTATTGATGGCTCTGGCACAATTCATTTATTCGCTGGAAATGCCACAAAACTCTATAAGTTTAACAATTCTACGGCTGCTCTAGCTGATGTAAAAAGTGGGGCTTATACATTAGCCTCTAATGACCAATGGCGATTTATTCAATTCGGTACGTCTGTTTATGCGACTTCTGGTTTAAGTAACATATTGCAGAAATATACTATTGGCTCTTCTAGTGCCTTTGCTG